TGCGGTCCAACTGCGCGAACCGCCCGGCAACTTCAATCGGCGCCTCCACTGGCTGGCGACCGGGCGCTATTCCCAACCGTTTCAGAAACTCAGGGTTTGCCAAATCTATGTTGTACGGCTGGTCAGCCACATTAAGAAGAACTTGCGGTGGTGCCTGCCCGGTGCGGAAATAATTGATGCTATTCAATGCCGCATCTCTCTCAGAGGACGTAACATAGCCTTTAGGCATTTGCTCTATTTGAATTGCAAGCGTACCCGCCAGATTTTCTCTTTGACCCTTGGTCAGCTCATCCAGGAAATCCCACTTACTGCGTGATCGCGAACCCCAGATCTGCGGGCTATCGCTGAAATATAATCCTGGACCTAAATCGCCGTATTTATCCGGACCTCTATTGGTTATCGGCCCGCCGGCCTGCAAAACCTTCTGAAGAATTGAGGGGTCATCGGTAACGTGTGTCCCGGAGATGACGCTGCGTTCCGGCTCCCACCATCCCACGCCGCGCAAAAACCCACTATTCCAGTCATTCGGATTTAACGGCGGATTAGCCGTGTCTAGCGTCCTGACCACACGCGGCACAGCCGGCTTGATCGCCCCGACCAAGCCGCCAGCAATATCCAGCGCGCGGTTGTCGCCCTGGTAGCCCGGCCCCAACACGCCCTCATATGCCACCTTGCCGGAGATCACGTCCTTCAAATGCTGCAATACGTCGGCCGTGTAGCCCTGCGCCCCGTCAGCCGGCAGACCGGCTTGCCCGAGAGCGCCGCCTCCTCGCAGCGTGCCCTCCAGCGGCTCCGGCGACATGGCCGGCACGCTGGGATCACCGTACTGGCCGCCGCCCAACAGTTGCTGCAGCCAGTCGAGCACCGCCATCAGATCAGAACGGCACCCGGTAACGCGCCATAAAGTTCCCTGACCCCGATCCCCTACCCATCGGCATCGTGTACCCGCCCGACAGGTCAATCGGCAGTCCCGGCAAGTTATATTGCAGTTGCAGGTTTAGCGGCTCGCTGGTTTTCCCGGCTCGTCTGCCCATCGAATAGCCGCCGCCCGTCAACTCGAGCGGCCAATCAGCCGGAGACGGCACAGGCATCAAGTTCAGCGGCGTATTCGGCTGGTTAAGCCGTCCCGATGACCCTCCTGCAAGGTCAAATAAATTAGCCGGAGGAGCCCCTCGCGCAGCAGGTTCCATCCCCGCCAGATACCGCCGCAGATAGTCACCTTGGTCTTCCGGCCGGTAGGCCGGCTGGCCCGCCAATAGTTGCTGCAACAAAGACAGCGCGTCAGCCATCAGGCGCTGCCGCCACCATTAGCCTCCGGCGGCCGGATACCCTGCCCGGCGGCATAGGCCCCGGCGGCGTATTTGAGCCGCACCTCCTGCAACCGCACCTCGTTCTGCGCCTCCATCTGGGCCCGCGCGATCAAGATGTCGTTGGCACTTTTCTGCCGCTCCAGTTCCATCTCGTGGGCTAGGCGGCGCTCCTCCAGCATCAATTCGTGCTGCAGTTTCTGCTGCGCCAGTTGGGCCTCGGCCTGGGCCTGCTGCTGCTGTAATTGGGCCTCCAATTGAGCCTTCTGTTGGCTCTGCTGAGCCTCGGCCTGGGCTTTAAGCTGCAGGGCTTGGATGGCGGCCTGCGCTTTGATCATCGCCGGGTCAGGCTTTTGTGGGCCTCCCGGCGGCGGCGAACCCGGCGGCGGCGGCATGCTCGGGTCGCTGAAGAAGCTGGTCTTGAACCCCGCGTTCGTCGTCAGCTCGTGCAGTGCCGCATAAACATCCTTGGCGTAGACCAAGGGCCCGGTAACGCCGCCCTGCTGCTGCACGATCGTCCCCTGGATCTGGATGACCTGCATCAGGTGGGCGAGCACCTGATCGCGGTTGCCGGTGCCGAGCCCGACACTGACCGTCACCGGCATCTCGTCACGCCACTCGCGCGGGTCGACCGTCAGATAGCCGCCGGTGACCCGGATGATCCGCTCCTGCTGCTGGTTTTTGCGCACCAACTCCATGACGCCGCGCATCAGTTTTTCGACGCCGTGCGCGAAGATCCGGGCAAACAATTCGATACGCTGACCGGCGGCCTGTTGCAGCATCGCGATCGAGCTGGCCGCCGTATTATTCAGCGCGTCGGCGGTGATCATGCTGCCCTCGCGCGCCACGCCGGTGCGCAGTTCGGCCGTCGTGTCGAGGTACTGCACCAGCGGAAACGTCTTGTCCGCGGTGTAGGGGATCATCATCGGCGAGATACCGCCGAGCCGCTTTGTCCTGACGATGCCGCCGGGGCGCAGGGTTAAGAGATCGTCGTAAGTGTTTTCGTTGACGCTGTCGTCGCCGACTTCGATGCGCGGCCAGTTGGAGAGGTACGCATTATCGAGCATCTGCCGCATGATGACCGATTTGACGTACTGCAGATCCATTACCAGATCTGCGAGGCTCATCCCGACCAGCCGGTGACTCATCGGGATCGGCGTGACGCTGACAAACGGTGCCTCGTCAACGCAGTCGATACACGGCTCGCCGTCGCGGGTCAGGATGACCCGACCGTTGCCGGCCGTCATCACCTTGTAGAGTTCAGTCGTCTTACCGTCCTTGCCGTCGCGGCTGAGCTGGACGTAATTCTCTTCGATCCAGAGATGCTCGCCGGCGTCGGTGCGCTCGTATTGCGGCGTATCGTCGTCGAGCCGGTGGCGCTCTACCCGCTCCTGGTTCCAGTCCAGGCTCTCGTTGGCCGGGATATCCTCCAAAGAGGCCTCGTCGTAGCCCTGCTGGATCAAATCGCTGCGGGTCCAGCGGCGGCGGTGGCACAGGTAGGGAATATCGTCGCGCTTTGCCCGCCGACTGAACAGGATCTCTTCCGGCGGCACGTTTTCGATAACCGCCCGGCCGTGTTCGCGAGTAATCCTGAGAGTAACATCGATCAGCTCGACCGGAGGAGGCGATGGCGGCGACATTGACAGCGGAACAGCGCCTGGAGGCGGCGGAAGGGGCATTCCACGCGGCGGCGATGATGCTGCTGAACCTGGAAAGCGTGCCGCAGAAATGGCGGAACCGTTTATACCCGGCGCAGTTGGAGTTAGCCCATAATTCGCTAACGGCGGCACGGGAGGCCCTAGAGGCGGCATGGGAGGAAGTAGAGGCGGAGGAGGCGGCACCTGCGGCCGATCCATGTTGAACTCGTCAGCGTCCTGGGCGTAACGCCGGATTTTCACCACCTCGACATCCGCGTCCTGGCCCAACAGCGCGTCGTATTGCTCCTGGGTCAGCCCGGTATAAGTCTTGCTTTCGACAGTTTTCTGGGTGTTCCACCAATACTTTACCCAGCCTACCTTTTCCAGGAGCGCATCGAACAGCCAGTCATGGAGGATCATAAAGCCGGGGTTGTCGCGGTGAAAAATATGATTGAGGTACTCGCTTGCCTGGGCGGCGCGCGCCTCCAGCCCCGGCCGCGGCGGATCGACGATGCAAATCTGATCCGAGGCGGTAAAAATCCGCAAGAGTGCCGGCAAGGCCCACTCGACAGCCTCCAGGACCGTCTTGAAGACAAGCTGACTGCGGCCCTCGACCTCGTTGCCTAAGGGCTCTCCGGCAAAGTATTTCTGCGCCTGCAGCCGCTCCTGCGCTAGGCTCCCGCCATCCTGCCCGAGCGCCGCTTGCAATTCCTGCTGGACGACCTGTTTTACTTCGTCTTCGTCCAGCCCGTCAGGCAGGTCGAGCCCTTGCGCGACGGGCTGCTGGTAGTCGGTGCCGAAATTGCCGATCATCAACGAGCCTTCTTGCCCGGCTTCCGCTTGGTTGCCGTCACTTCGGCCAAATCGTACTTTTTAGCCAGCGCAACCAAACCCTTCTCCAATGCCGTCTTAGGCGGGTGGCCTTTTGGCTTCGCTTTCATCGGGTTGTCGCCTTCTTGCCAGGCTTCCGTTTGGCGGCGTCGGCCTTGTTAAACTCACGCGCGACGGATTGTGGGATACCGAGCTTTTTAGCAAATGCCGGGTTATGCGCCGCCGCCGCCATCGTGCGGCGCTGGGCCGGCGATTTTGACGGCACTATGACACCACCCGCCGCCCGGTGCCGCGCCCGTACAATTGGTTCTTCTCCTTGCGGGCTGCGGCGTGATCCGGCGATGGCCCGAGCAATTCTTCAAGGCTCTCCTCGTGACCGTGAACGAGGCCCGCCAGCTCGGTGCAGCGCTCGCGCAGATTGTCGACGAGCACCTCCAGACGCGCCACGCGCTCCTGCAGCTCAGTGAACATCACACTGTCACTCTGTGTCATTGATTTTCCTGTGTTTTATACGATACCAAGTTGCGGATAGCGGATCGCCTTCGGCCGCCCGGCCGGGGTCTCGTACGCCACCGCCATGAGCCCCGCAGCGTCGGCCGAATGAGACGCCCAATCATGC